TCCACAATCAGATGATTAGATTTTGAGCAATTGCTCGATGAGCTTCGGCGCGTTGAAGCCGATCGCATCGGCGAGCTCGAGAAATTCGACGACGTCGAGGCGCCGCTCGCCGCTCTCAATGCGAGCGATCCAAGTCTGCGACCGCTTGAGCTTTTTGGCAAGCTGAACCTGGCGGATACCTGCCGCCTTGCGCTCGGCAATCACGACCTCGATCAGCCGCTTGTGACGTTTTGTCCGGATGGTTTCCACCTGGAAATGAATATTTGATTATAGAATTTAGGCCAAACCTGCATATTTGGCAACCGGGTCATTTTTTTGTACCCTACTTGCGGAATATGCGGTTTTGGCATATATATGGGCATGAAAATTGGAGAACGAAAATGCTCAAACACAGTGTAATTGCAGTTTCCTTAATTATGGCAATGACCAGCGCACAAGCCGACGATGATTGTTGGCTTTGCAAGGTTCCAGGCGCGGTAGCGAACTCCGCAGCAGTCACGCATCCGGGTGGAGTCACAACGTCTAGCGGAATGACAGCGGTCAAACCCGACAGGCCGAGCCATTCATATTCTTGGTCCAGTTGGTACTACTCCGCCCCGACAAGACCGACATGCAATCCGCTTAGCCCTCGCTGCAATTACTGAATCACGAGGCGGGATAAATCACTTCGACTTCATCATCGGTCGTGAGATCGAGCGCTTCCATCAGCGCAGGAGAGAGATCAGCCACGCGATCCGTATCCTCATGCGGCCCCCAATCTGCCGGCCATGCCCAGAATTCTCGCTCGCCCGCGCGCACCAACGCTTGTTTAGACGGATTTTGCAGCATTCCCTTTGGGGTCACGTCGTAGTCCCAACGGCAGGCGACATAGAACAAATTCGGATTGAGCCGCCGCGCCAAGCCGGTCGTGCCTTCCGGCTGTTCCGCCAGAAATAGATGCGGTGCCTCATCGTAGGAATAGATGAAGGCCAATCCCTCGCTCGCACTCACCCCTGTGTCCTCTGGTCCGCCGAAATGCGAGCAACGGCCTTCGGCATGAAATAATACGCCTTCCGCTGGCGGTTCCGGCCTCTCCGGTCTCTGTGGCCTTTCCGGTCGCCCTGGTCGTTCTGGTGCTTCCTCACCCGCAATTGTCTCGGCAATGGCCTGACAGATGTCTTCGAAATGCGCACGATAGCTCGAGGCATCTGCGGAACTGTCCACAAATACTGTCTCGATGAGGATTGCCGGCTCCGCGGTGTTGTTCAGAAAATACAAATCCCCTCGATATTTTCCACCGCGATCCGGCAGGCCGGTGGCATCGGCGATAGCCTCAGACACTTCAGCAGCTAGTTCGTCCTGGCTCACGAACAAACACTCGGTGCCCATAGGCTTCGAAGTCGTTTCATAGGCGTTGAAATGAACGCTAACGTCGAGATCCCGCGACTTGGAATTGTGAAAGTCAACGATGCGGTGCAAGTTTTCATCTTGAGTAGTCGATACGTCGTCGTGGTAGGTCGTGACCTCGACACCCATATCGCGCCACAAATCGGCGACGTTTTCTACCACGGCGCGCGCTTCATCGACCTCATCGAGATAGCCGGAAGCTCCCCTGACATATTTCCCGTGGCCGCTCGAGATTACGATGCGCATTTATTGCTCCTCGGAATTGTTCCCCGACGGCCGGTGGATGCACAACCCAGTGACCGCCGGGGCGCGGTAGCCGAAAGCTGTTCGTCGTTCCAATCGGCCGTCACCCGCGTTAGTTTGACCGACACGGCGGCAAGTCCCATTTCTCAAGCGCGTTGTGCCCGCGAATGTAGGCGCTGACGGTTTGATGCACCCCGCGTGACGCGCGACCCGGTTGCCCCTGTTCATCCTTCATCCATACGTCGAATAGGGTATGAATGCGATCACGCAGCGCTTCGTCCAAGCCGGCCAGCATCAGCTCACGGGTATGTTCGCGCAGTTGGTCATCGCCACAGACCGGGATGATGTCCGACGGCGGCGTCAAGTTTACGAGATGCGACTCCGCTGATTCCAACCCGTAACCGGCCGGCGTCTCATCCCATCCGCCCGTGATCCAGCCGGCAAGCGCCAGCGCAAACAGGATCATGAGCACAATGATGACGGTGAGCGCGATACGCTGGCCGATCGTCATATCTTGCAGAGCGCGCACGAGTTCATCAGCGATGTAGCGGCGGGCCAAACACTTGCCAGCCCAACAAAAGGAACAAGATGAAAAGCAGCAGGCTATTGCCCAAGACGGTATAGGTGCCGGCAACGACGGTAAAATGCACAAGCACTCCGAACACCAACCAGATGAGCATCAGAACCCAATAGCAAAGACCGAGCGTCATCTCTGCCTCCCTCTAGAGCGATGTGCTGTAATTCACGTTCAGCGTGTCCCCGTTCACGACCGCCTTGTCGCCAGTCGAGAACGTGCCAGCCGACCAAAGCGTGCCGGCGGTGTTGTCCTTCGTATTGAGCGCACCGCTGCCGTAGCAGAGGAATGCACCCTTGACGGTTCCGCTGCTGGTGATGGCGAATGACAGCGCCGCTGACAACGCCTTCGCCCCCGAAGCTGCGGCCGACCATGCGGCAGTCTTGCGATTGCCGGAATAGGTCGGCGCATTGGCGCCGCCAGCTTCGAGCCACCCCGCATGCGAAGCCATCGTATCGCCAGCGGAGACCGCCGAATAAGACACCGACGAGATCAGGCTCATATACGGCCCAGTCACGGTATAAGCCGAACCGGCGAGAAATGTGTCCAGTGCCAGATTCTTGCCGACAGTCTGCACCACGTTCTCGATGGTATCTCGCCATTTGAGCTTGCCATCCGGCCCGATACACTCGATCTCATAACGACCCTGCGCGTCGGCACATTCGCCGAGACCGCTGCCACGAATTACCGATGCGTCGTGGCGTTCGCGCGCGTCTGCGCGTTCCTCAGTCATTGATCTTCTCCTATTAGAGTGAATTCCAGGCCGTGAACCCGCTTGGTATTGACTGAGCAAAAGCGCTCGCGCCAAAATTGGCGGTAGCCAAAGGGTCTTGATTGAACTGACAGGTAACGACAGCAAAGACTGCATTGGTCGGAAACAGCGCCGATACATTGATCCCGCCAACGCCGGTCGCCGGATTGGCGGTGCCGGAATTATTCCAGTTACCGCTGCCGTTCCGCGCCCAGAACAATCCGCCGGTTATGTCAATGGCAATGCAGATCGTACCGGAACCGAGTCCACCAATATTGATCCCCATAGAACTGCCGTTGAACCAGATCGCGCCACTGGCATAGACCAGCGCACCGCCTGTCGAAGTCGGCCCAATGTTTGACAGCGAGGCTGCGCCGGTAGCAATTCCGACTGAGCTATCGACTCCAATGAAACCAGAACCTGTAAACTCAAAGTAGCCTTTGCCAGCAGCTTTGGACAATGTCGAGCGTACCGCGCCATCAACACCGGAGTTCGTTCCCACAGTCAAATTGCTGTTGCTTAATAGAATATTGGCCGACTTATCGGACGGATTCCACGTTGTTAAACTTGATATTGCGACTGCATCTGGCACATCGGCGGCAGCTACGGATTCAGCAATCGTGATGCCATAAATAGCCGCGGTATCTTGCGCATCGGCGGCAGTTGCCGATTCAATGAGGATAGGATTAAAGTCGGCATCGGCAACATCGACGGCACTCGCCGCCTCGATCATGATCACGCCGAGATAGGCGTCGACGATGTCGGCTGCCGAGGCTGGATCGTCGACCAAAGCGGCAAAAACACTCGATCCAAAGGCCGCCACATCATCTGCTGCAGCAATCTCCGCGAGCTCAGCCACAATTGCTCTTCGCGGGGCACGCAGGCTGACGTTGCAAACGAGCATTTAAGCCGTTGTCTCGTCAAGTGATGGGTCTGGCGTGTACTTTTCGATTCCGCCAGTTGGTTTGAATTGGCCATCTGGTAATTTAGTTATTGTTCCGTCATCTTCGATCTTTACGCCGAGCGTGCCAGTATTGTAACCACTCTTCCAATTGGCGCTGCCATGTATCAAAACTTCGGGCTTTTTTCCTAACAATTTCTCTGCTGGAGTTCTCGGATCATCTTCCGTTCCTTTCGTTGGATCAACTGGCTTGCCGTCTTTATCCACAAAGGCACGGCGATTGTCCGTCTTGGCGGTATCTAGTGTAACGCCAGTCCACATTTGAAATTCAGCCATCTCGACGCGACGGACATAATCAAGAGCATAATCGGACGATGCGGGAATGCCGAAGTTTTCGCCTTCAGTTGGGATCGGATCAGGATGGTAGTCGCCGCTAGGAGCGGGAATCCACTGATTGAAGAATAGTGTCGGGCCAGATTCGCCGCCGGATACATTGTCAACATTTTCTGTCACAATAGCGTTGGGGTCGAGGCCGTCATCCGCCTGTCTGTGAGGTTGCAAATTCTCTTGCCCTCTATAATCGACATCGTCGATGGCATACCATAGTTTACAAAGGCTGGAGGGATATGGTTGCCCGACCGTGCATGATTGGCTTACATCAAACGATAGCAGTAAATGGTGCCATGTATCAGGCTTGAGGATTTCTTGAGAACGAACATGGAAGGTTTCTGGCGATGCCGTTCGAATATAAGACACATCCTTTAGGTTATAAATACCATAAGCGAAACTATCGATAACAACTAGGCCACTACCCGGTGAAAAATCTTCCCCTCCTACGCGTCGATATATGTCAACTTTGGCAGTAACCCAAGCCGAACTTACGACGGGGGCACGACCGCCTAACTGAATATTGAAAACCAAGCGGACTTCATTATTCGAGCAATCAAGACCGACAAAACTTGGGTTGATCGGTTCCTCTCCATTGGCAACATAATCCGACAGCGCCATTATAGGGCTTGTTCCTCCGGATGGCGTATAGTGCCAGACAGAAATATCTTTGACGACCGCATTATAAATAGTTTTGGTTTGTGGCTGACCGAATGTAATCAACGGCACGGTAAATGGAAACAAATTTATGCCGGTGATCGCCCTAGTCATAATGGTGGAGCTCGCCGTGATGGGTTGTAGCCCTTTCACCGTATCGTTCGGCACTCTGAACCAAAGAGAGATTACTGCCTTGGAAAAATTCCCGATGCCCTTCGGTAAATTCAGATAACTCATGCTGTAGTATCATCATGGCCAGGCTTGGGCGCATCTTCGTCAAAATCGCCAAAATCCACGGCCAACCCGCCGCTCCAATTGACATTGACGACTTGTTGCAAAAAATCAAGTTGAAGGCCACCAACCTCAGCCACTAAATATCCGTCCGCACAAATGGCAATGTCACCGACAACCCCGAGGGTTCTGCATTATCGGATTGCGTAACGCGTAGCGCATAGCGATCACTCTCGGCGAAGTCCGTCGCAGCCGGAATGTTGAACGCGCCGACTTGCCCACCAGCAGTGTCGACCGTGCCGCCAGCAACAAAAGTGATGGTGCCGATCTCGGTTTCATTCTTTTCGATGGATATGATGATATCGGTCGCGCCAGTCCCCTCATTGCCGATATCAAGGTACGCATAAGCTCCCGCATCGCCAGAGCCCAGCTGCATTGCCCGGTTGGCAATTCCTACAAACAGCAATTCGTTAGGAGCACGCTGGATACTGCCCGGCACAAAGATCGCGGCATCATAATTCACATCCCGTATCGGCATCCAGAGTTGATAGAGCGGATTTTCTGCGGTGCTCCCATCCGTGGCATTAGGATCGAAAGGCGCAGGCGGCGGTGGCGTGGTATGAGCCTCGAGAACTTGATAGAAGCCGTTCTCGGCAGAAATCATCTGACCGCGCGCGTAAGGCGTGCTATTCGTCCATGGCCCTACATATGCAAGAGTGGCAACAGGAAGTGGAATAACTTGCGACGAACCATCCGTGAAATGAAACGTCATACTGATGTCAGTATAGGTGACGGTGTCGATCTGTTTGCCTTCGGCCAGGTCGGCATTCAGTGCGACGACGCGCTGATCAAGATCATAGAAATTGCCGTCGACTGTGGCCGCGCCGATCGGCGCACCAGTGCCGCCACCCCAAGCGCCGGTTGTAACGTAAACGATTGCCATAGCCGTTTTGACCTAGTGCCGTTTTATTACGTCGTATCTATCCGCTTTATGATATCTCTTTCTTTAATCTCAATGTTATCCGCCTCCACCACCTGTTGATATGTATAGACTGCATCCTCCGAACCATTTTTCATCCAAATCTTTTTGGCAACTTCAACATCAACGAAATTATCTTTGTTGACGGTTCCATCATCAGCCTTTTGATAAACCCGCGCCCTGTCAACCTTGCGTTTGGTTTCACGCGACCTTGATTCCGAAGTGCTGGCACTCCAACTATACGGTAGCTCGATAAATTTGCCGCTGGTGCCATGAATTGTGAAAATTCCCTTATTGGGATCATTGGCGGCCGCCGGCACCGATTGCGATGGCGTCGGCCGGATGTTGGGCACGACAGCCGGGCGGACGATAACTTCAAATGCCATTTAGGCCTCCAGATTATAGCCAGTCGGGATTTTCAAATCGGTGACCGTGACGGCATAATCGGTTTCAAATGAACCTGTCAGGCTTTTGAGCTTAAACGTCTCGCGCGCCTCATATTTAGCCAACACTTGCGTCGCGAATTCCTGCCGCGCTGCCAACTTTTCCTCTACGGTGCTCTGGGTGCTGGCGGTTATCGCCGTGTGTCCTGGCGGGACTGATTGAGTTGGGTCCGGTCCAAATATGACTGCAGGATTCTGTTCAAACACACCTCCCGCACTGAGCGGAAAATTGAATCCATCATCGTTCGGATCAGCATTGATGACTTCATATCCGACAGATGAATCGCCGAATGCGCTGACCAAGACCGTTCGGTTAATGAACTGTTGATAATCGACGCCGACATAGCTGACATCGCAATAGGTCGGCGATCCAGCAGTCGCCGTCTGCACTCCGCCGCGGCCAATGGGACAACCCATGTGAATCTCGCATTTGACTTGGCCGTCTGCGCCGTCCAGTGCGATCGAATAGGCAATGATTTTGCCGGTCGCATTGCCAACGCGAGGTTCGGACAGAGACGCATTTTTGCGCAGCGTAACTTCCGGCATGCGTGAAAGTTTGGGCGCGAATGTGATCTCGACGACTCGTGCTCGTTTCACCAAATGCGCCCGCGCCACCGCGATCAAATATTCAAGACTTTGAGTGCCACGCGAGGTTGCAATATAGGATCGCCGCGATGGATCAATGATCGGTGGGGTGCCAGCAGTGTCATTGCTTGGTGTGCTCAAGTTGATCGAACGAATGTCATTGACTAATAATGCCTCGCCGTCTGCGGGATCGGTCAAAATAGGCTGCACATCAGCGAATAATGACAGCGATACACGTTCCGTACACTGCCGTTCGGCCTTGTAGGCCGCTATTAGGGCAACTTTGACATCATAACTCGCGTAAAGCCCGCGCGTGCCCGAAATATTGCGAGTAAACGATGAGGGATATAATAGACCCTCTTCATCTGTTCCATACGTCACGCGCCACTCATCTTTAAGGATGGTCCCAGAAGCTATGTTAATAGGAGCAAATGAGCCGACATAACTGACAGAAGTATTCACACTCGATCGAGTGGAGCTGCCATCGGGACTTTGAATGATCAGACTATCATTTTCGGTAACAGTTTTGACCGTATAATCGAATAGATCGATTGCGATCGCTTTTTCTACTGTCCATCCCTCGCCGATGCTGGTGCCCTCCTTCGGCCAATTTGCCGCCGTCAAACTATATGAAGTAATAATGCCCTGCTTCTTCAACGTGCCTGGCCACGGTCCAATTAAAGCTGCAGTCAAATCGACAGTGCCTTGTGCTTGTTGCGTCCAAGTGTATTCGGCGTTCACATCGACACGAGCAAGCGGCCCACTTGTGAGTGACAGGCCAAGACCGTCATAAAATACTTTCCCGTCAATGCTTGCGCCATCGAATGAAACGAGACCGTCTTCACCATTGATTTCGTCTGAGACCGTAATGATGTGCGTCTCTCGGTCATAGTGCCATACTGCAGTATAGCCCTCGAGCACGACATCGGGATCGGTGCGCCGCGCTGGGTCGATGACCGCCTCATCATAGAATGGTAGCACGCGCAACGTGGCGGCCAGATTTTCCTTCTGTGTCACTATATCGATTGGTCGCGCGACAAATTCCAAGGTTACGAGCTCTTCGAAGATGCTGGTCGGGATGCCAACGAGCCGCCCGCGGAACCTGATTAGATCCGGGCCGCAGTCGAATGCAAACCAGCACCAAATCAGGCGGCCAGGAGCGAGTAAGCCGCCGCTTGGCCTGAGCACGACGGCAGTGAGGCTCGCTGGGTCGCCCTCTTGCTGCGATAGTTTGAACGAGAATATTTGCTCATCCCAGCGCATGTGGGCAGATGTGAACGTCGTTTCACTCTGAGCGATCCAGGCGAAATAAGGCAATCCCGCAGGCATCGATTAGAAGTCTCTTTGTTCGGCCTCAAGTTTCCATGCTACTTCCGCCGCCCATTCGTCTCGCGATGTATCCCAACTGGTCACTTTGGCAAGGATTTGAAGCACATCACCGGATGCATTGGAGGCGCCAAGACCGGGGATGCAGGTGATGGTGATGTCTTGGCCCGGCCATATACCTGTGAGCACTGGAGCCTCATGATCTGTGCAGGTAATGGAAACCTTGTACATTCGGAACTGCGCGAGCGAAATATCGGTTAAGACGCCGCGACAGTCGCGCGCCATGGCTTTCGCCTGGTCGATCGGCGTGAGGGTCATAGTGATGCCGCGAACGGCATAGTCGGAAAAATCGATGGCATCGATCGCGAGCAAGGTATAAGGCGGAACATGCGTCAGCGGCATCAGGAATACCGACTTGGTTTGCGACCGCCTGAACGAACCTGTGCCAGTGCCGCCTCCTTGCGCAATTGATCAACCACGCCGGACGTTGCCCGCACGGTCACACTGTCCCCGCTGGGCAATCCCAGCGTCAGCGTCCCTAAATGGCCGCCAACCATTCCGCCGCCGGCAAACGCTGGTATCGGCCCCCGCACCAGGCCGCCGAGCGCAAAGCGCCCCATGCCATCGAACACAGCGCGCAGGTTGCCGCCCGTGAGCCGCAGCGCCTCCAGGAACGCCAGCACCCCCGGCTGCCGCACCGCCGCTGCCGGCATGATGTGCTCGCCACGCGAGACCCAAGCGAGATTGCTATCCGATGTGCCGCTGCCACGCCCGCCGAGTAGCCCGCCGCGGGCAAATCCCTCGCCGCCGCCACCGCCCCCGCTCGCTGCTGGGGCCGCGGAGGGCGCGAGCCCGATGAATTGCTGCACCGCCGCGATCGCTTTGTTAATGACGTCGAGAACCTGATTCCACGCTGCCACTGCGGCATCCGCAAATGTGCCCCAAGTGATGCCGGACAACAAAGAAGCAAAATCACCAATCGCAGTGCCAGCCGCTTTGATTGCATCTACCAGTAGCCGAATTCCCGCCGCACCGAGGGTCGCCGCGTTATTGATTTCCGTTCCAATTTTCGACACGTCGCTGACTAAGTTGTCGACTTCCCGAATGACGGCCTCGAGCGCGACGAGAAGACCCTGCGCAATGAGCGTGCCGATCGGCGCCAGTGCCGCGCCTAGTTTCTCCATTGCCGCGCTGGCGGTCGCGCCGAGTTTTGACCAACTGTCGTTGAAAGCCTTGAGGTTGGCGCGATCGACATCAGTAAGGGCGAGGCCGAGGCTCTCCACTGCTTGTTGCTGTTCCCGTAACGCGGTACTGCCTTGGCTCAGCGTCTCAATGGTCTTAGGATCGAGTGCGAGTGCCTTACCGATCTGCACGCGCTCGAGCGCCGAGGCGTTTTTGAGGATATCGGCAAGCACAAATGTATAATTGTCGCCCGCCTGCGCCAGCGCCGCCAACAGCGCCTTGTTCTTGGTGGCCTGCTCAGTGAGCGGATCAAACGCAATCTTCGCGCCTTCCGCCATCCTCTGATAAAGCCCGATGATCACAGCAAGATCGTTGGCTTCCGCAACATCGGCCTGGTGCTTGGCCTCCTGTAGCTTCACGCGGTCAGTCGCTGTCCGCTGTTGCAGCCGCTGTTGCGCTACGTTCGCGGTATCCAATCGCTGCTGGGCCTCCTGTACCGCCAGAATGGCGCGCGCATCGGCAAGGCGTTTTTCGGCACCCGGATCGGCGAGGCCAGTGAGTTGTCTGCGTTGAGCGACTTGCGCTTGCTGCAAGTTCAGTTGAGCATTGGCGATGTTGAGCTCGGACTGGTGGGCTTTCTCTTGGGCTTGGGCGACGCCCGCCGCGGCCTGCCGAACGGCTTGTTGGGCTTGCACGATACGCTGCGACGACTTGTCAATGTCGTCGGCCATCGTGATTCCTGCCTCAGACACCTTGGTCTGAAGATTGGTGAATTCTTCCGCAAATTTCTGCGCCGCCGTGCCGCCCTGGGCGAAGGCGATCTGCAACGCCGACACTGACTGAAACGCTTGGCCGCTGAGATCGGCCAGCGGTCGCAACTGCTCAGCCACCTTGGCGGCTTCTGAGGTGTAGCGCGACAAAGCTACAGTGGCAGCGATCACGGCAGCGCCGACTATAGCAGCGGCCTCTGCGATACCGAGAAAAGCACTTTCCACCGCCCCGATGCCCTGGACGATGCTCTCGAGCTGACTGGCCGACTTCACTGCGGTTTGGATTTTATTGATTGCCTCCGCGCCAGTAACGCCGAACTCTTGCAGCTTCTTCGTCACCTCGTCGGCATTGAGATTCTTGAAGCCGCCGACTTGTTCTGCCGATTTGCTGATGTCGGCGAACGCCTTCTGGCCAGCTTGGCCAATGTCCTCGAGCTGGCGCTCGACTTCCTTGCCGCCCTCAAGCGCGATTGCTACGGATATTCTCTCGACCATGTTATTGATCTTTGAAGTGTTTGATGAACAGCAAGCCGAGCTGCTTGGCGTGTTCTTTGACGATTTCGGTTATGCGCCATTTCTTTGGGATGCGCGCGGCCGGCACGCCGATATAGAGTGGCTTGCGGTGTCGATCGGGATCACCGGCATCGAACAACATCGGCTGACCGCGCACTGTAGCGGAAACCAATTTTTTTCCTGAGCGGCTGGCCGGCGGTTCGCCGGGCGTGGTTGGAATCCACAATAGCGGTTTGCCTTCAAGCGTCGCCCCGTGCTCGAAAACGCCGGCGATGCCAAACTGATGAAAAATGATGGCTGTGGCCTGCAATGATGGCTCGCCGCCTTGCTCTGCATTCATCATTCGATATTGCAATCCCGAGAGCCACTTGCCGCCAAACCTGCCACTGCCCGCAATATTCTGCCGACCTTCTATCACCGCATCGGTGGCCGTCTCTTGCAAGGCTTCAACCGCAGCCGTGGCCACGGGCCGCTGTTTCTCGCGAATCATCTTGAGCCACGCCGGTTGGTCGACCGTGACTTTAAGCCTTGCCGCCACTGGTTATTTCCTTGACCGTTTTCTCGATCGTCTTTTGGTCGCCCTGCGCGCCAATGGCGGCGATCATCAAGGCATTGGCTCGCTCAATACGATCGAGTTCGTCGGAAAATTCGAGATAGGCCGCGATCTGCCGCGGTGTCAGCATCATTGCATAATCGGGTGGGAAGCCTCGTCGGATGAGGGCTGTGATGGCAATGCCGATTTGCGCAAGCGCACCTTGACGGGTTTTATTCCTTCGTCCGCTCCCGGCAGGAGCGCCGTCATCGTCTCGACGAAGGCGGTTAGACCGTTTGGGAAGGTTAATCCGATGATCGCCTTGAGCAATTTCAATTGATATTCGACTGATAGCTTGTTGGCGTGCTGTTCATATTTCTCGTCGCCGAGATGGCCACAACCCGCTGCGATGATCGGGCCGATTGCGCTGCCGAATTGTTCGATCAAGCGCGATACGATATTGGCGCCCACTCCACCGAGTAGCATACTGAGTTCGGGAAAGCGCGCCACGATAGATGCGATTGCGTCGCCGTGCAGGCCACGCACAACGATCCGCTTGCCGTCGAGCTTGATAGCCTCGCATGCCGTCGCTGGTGCGATGTCTAGAAGGTCTGCCATGATGGGTTACCTCACGGTGTCGCTTCCGCGATCGTCCAAGTGCCGAATGAGCCATCGGTGCTCTTCTGGACCTCGGCATCGAGTATGATTTTCGAGAAGTCATCGACGTCAGTGATAAAACTGAAGTCACCAGAGGGTACGAACGAGATATCGCCGGTCCAACTAACATGCTGGCCGATATCGTTGGTGCCGACGACTTGCAGGGTGCCGGTGAACTCAGCTTTGGTCAGTCCTGTGATAGTGCCGGTGCCATCGGTGGCGCCGGTGAGAGTGCCCAGCGCGAACATTGCGAGATTGTCAGCGGTGATTTCGTCGAGCGTGACCTTGACTGTTGCACCGACCTCGGTGATCGCGGTGAAATCCTTCGTTTTGATTCCTTCACGCGAGGAAAAGTGCTCTTTCTTGACGACTGTCGGCGTATAGATAAAGGCCGGCGCGTTGCCAAGATCGACGAAGGTTGAGGAGCCCGTCTCCTTGAAGGAAACGATCCCCTTGCCAATGTGATAATTCTGGACATTAGGTGACGTAGGCATGGCTATGCTCTCCTATTAGAGGTCGTCAGGCTTGAGCGTGTACTTGAACAGAAATTGCGCTTTCATTCCTCCATGTAGATCGCGCAACCATACGGTGCCGACCTGACATCCCAGATAGCGGATCGCACCGTTACCGTACCGTCCGGTCTTGACGATCTGCTCATTCAATTCGGTATCGAACAGCACTCGCGTGATCAGTTCGCGCCGAAATGTATCGAGACTAGAGCCCACATTCGGATCTTGGTGAACGATAAGAATTTCAGGGTGCATATGAACATTTGTCGGCCGATTGGGCGGGCGCATGGATAGGTCGCTCGAGTCTTGCGTTTCCTCATCACCATCGAGCACGATTGCTGCAGGCAATTGATCTTCTGGGATATCGGTATTATTGCGCTGCGCTATTCGTATATTTGGAATGGTAGCGACGACCTCGAGTAGCCGCACCAGAATATCCTCACGAGTGTCAATCATTATTCGGCGGCCCTGAGCATAAAGCGCACTTCACCCAAATCCTCGCCATTCGGACTGCCGCGCAATTCATAAGAGCGCACGATCCAACTGCGACCGTTGAATGTCAGAGTCGCATCGATATAGTCATCGCGAACAATCCCGTTTTGTTCAAGCTCGGGGATACGAGCGAATGCGCCCGGCCCGACGCTGCGCACGTCCACACTACTGCTGGCGCTCGTGGTATTCATCTTCGCTCGAGTATCATCGACCACTGTCAACGCGATCTCACCTACCGTCCCAACCGCGGCCATCGTCGCTGGCACGCCTAGCTGGGCATAAACAGGATCGTAGAGAAGCGCGCTATAATCGACCATCGTCGGCCCTTCGGAAGGCAAATGTCCCGATATCCTCGCGGCCGAGCTCGGCCTCGATCATGCTTTCAGTCACCAGCGCCAAGCCGCACATCTTCATGGCCGCCACGAGTCCAGCGCGAGTGAAATACCAGTAGTGTTCGTCCGGCCTGAAATGCTTACTGTATAGCGCATGCTCGGCATCGCGGAAGATCGGCAACGAGAGAAACAGCCAATCCCGCACATTGGCGAGAAGCGATTGAAAATCCGGCATGTGCTCGAGCACGTCCCACAACGTCATGGCATCGAATGACACGAGATAGGGATCGACTAATAGTTTCCGTTCGTCGAGCCATTGAATGCCGGCGGGATTGACATCGTAGCCGTAAGTCGTGCGCCCGCGCCGGTTCCGTAATTCAACGAAGGCACCCGAGCCGATGCCAACGTCGATCAGCGTTCCGCGATAGTGCTGCTCCACAAAGTTGAAACGTGCTCGCATCAGCGCGCGCCCAAGATCGGTGCGGGCATTGCGATCGAACCTATCGAAATAGTCTTGATCGTAGGGCGCGAGTCCGGCTTCCACCGGATAGTAGCCGATGCCAAGCTGCGGCCACCAAGTCAGGCGGCGGCTCGCGTATTGCTCC